GGAGGAGGGCCCATCATATTCATCAGAGACCCAAAGTCCATACCGGGTCCACGCATCTCACGTGGGCCTGAAGGAGGGCTGGGGAAAGAGGACATCGAAGATGTCTGACCGGGCCCCTGGCCCTGCTGCGTCCTCTGCACAGCATCCATCATATTCTGCATGAGTCCTGGGTTCTGCTGCATCACCTGAGTCACGTTCGGCACAGCCGCCTTGAACATACTGTTGGTCAAGTGGAACATCATAGCAGATCCACCCACCATCATAATCAGCTTAACCTCAGGAGCCACCTGAACCTTAGTCTTGTACTTGTTATACAGCTCCTCAAAGACACCGTCATAGTCCTCGACGTTCTCCATCATGTTCTGAGACCAACCGTTCAACTCCAGGTCAAAGGGGTCGAACTTATCGTTCAGGAACTCGAGACCGGTGACACAAGCGATGAGCATACGGCGCTGGAACTTGATGGACCGGTCCACCTCGATACCGTACATCATACGCTTGTACTCTGTGCGAATCTCCTCGATGTCACTGTAAATAGTCAGACGAGCACTGGTCGCGATACCCTTCTTGGCCAACCGGCTAATCTTGTTCAGAAGGTCGGCCTTCTCGTCCTCGATGGTCTTGTATCCGTCTGATGGCACCTGAGCACCGCCTCCAGGCTGGAACCCTTCCTGACCTTCCTCCCCACCTTCGTACTCGTCCCCTTCCTCGCCACCATCAAACTCCTCTGGAGGTGGCACGGGTGGTGCTGTACGCTTCCCTGGATTCATAAACATATCCAGACCGTCGTCGACCTGTGGAGGAGGGGCTGAAGGCCCCGGGGCCCGCTTGGCGAACGGGCTTGGCCGAGACGGCTTGGGCTTCAAGGGAACCTTCTTCTCAGGAGCAACGATCGAAATCTCGTCCAACATTGCCGCCTCGTCGTCGTTCAGCTTCATCTCCCTATTTCCAGTATCAAAAGTAAACTCCATAGTCTAAGACTTTTGAAGAAAAGTGATTGTTGGCTTTAACGCAAGTCAGCCCGGGGACCGACTTGGACTCCCTTTTTATTTTGAAATTGAAAAAGGGCTTCGCCGTATCCAAGACCGGGCAGACTTCCAGTCCGCCCGACTTGAAAAAAATATAGACTATTCGTAAATGACGTTCAAGTTTGGAAAGATGCTCGTCCACGCGGTTATAATTGGTCTCCTGGTGGCAATTCTCGTGATGTTGGTCCGGGGCCGCAGCACGAGCGCCATCTCGTACTATGAGCCGTCTCCCCTCGTCACGACCGCCGGTGCCAACGCCAGTGCGGACCCAAAGAGCATCTTCGACCTCAAGGTGGGTCTAGACTGTGTGGCTGGACCGTCCGAGAATGCCGCCTACTACTCACAGGGCCTGAACCCAGGCGGCCTCTGCGGCTCCGGTGAGTACGTTCGAGACCAGCAGCGCGACTATGCGATTGCCGATGGCGTGGGCGGCTCTCTGTTGGAAAAATAAGCTAAGTATAAAACAGAATGAATACCTACCAGATTCACGTCGACACGGCGTCACCGGGAACCGTCGAAACGTATTCCGGGCAGGTTGGTCAGGCTTCGGTTTTGAAACAGAACGGAAACCCATTTCAGGCGACTGTTATTCTCGGGAATCGTCACAGGGCGATTCGCACGGCGTCCCTCAAAGATGCTCAGATCCCTGTAGGTTTTTACAACGTTCGAGCTCCGTATAACACAATGAATGTAAACTCTATCGTATACACAATCACGCCAAGTAACTACACCCTGGATACTCTTACAAAGGCGCTTAATAACGCTGTGACGAATGCGGTCGGTACGTTTAGCTCATCTTCAGTCACGAATCAGTTTTCGTTTGCTTCAAACTCCGGAACTGTGACTATGAATGTTCAGCCTCTTTCGCTCCTCTCCTTCCTCGGGTTTACAAATGGACAGGTGGGTACATCCATCACAGGAACAAACGCCTACATCATCAACTTTGATACTTACATATCAATTTGGATCCAAAATTTGGGAACATCCTCCCTGGATGGTCAGCAAATTACCTATAAAGTTCCAGTCACGGGCGGTTCCGGAAGTATCATTCAGTACACGGAAAGTTCAAACTGGGAACAGAAGATTGTTGTGACGGACAGGTCAAACCGTCTTGATCGCCTTATTATAACAGTAGTAGATCGGTTTGGAAATGTTATTAATAACAACGGACTTGATTGGTCGATGACGCTCGAGATTGAGAGTGACACGTGACCGAGTCGTGAAACGACTCACTCCGGGCTCCGCCTGAAATAAGTTCTGCGAACTTAATAGAAATGAACTTGAACGGCACGCAGGGGAGTCTTTATCAAGGCTTGACCCAGACGCGGCCCTACGATTTCGGGACAGACGCTATCGAACGCCAGCGCGTGTCCCTCGGTCAGTCGCTTATTGATGCAGATTTCGAGTACGGCCTCCAGGCAACCAAGTGGCAGACGTACCAGGAACTTCGCCGGTTCCCGAGCTTCTTTGAAATTCCGGGAACTGATATCGCACTCAGCAACGTCACGAGTGATGGTGGGACACCCTCGACCATAACCGTATCCAATGTGAGTACCATACCTGTCATCGGAACCGTGGTTTCTATTCAAGGCTTATCGAATGCTGAAAAAAACGCTGATCGTGCCGAAGGGTTCTTTCTTGTCGCATCAAATAGTGCAGCCGCAAACACATTTACGTATAGTGCGAAAGGTCTCGTGACGACCACCACATCTTCAAACGTTCAAAGCTCGGCAACTGTCCTTCGCCGGGGAGGAATTTTCAACAGCGGAGCAGTGAAAGTGCCTGTCGCAGCAATAGCGGTCGACAATTCGAACATCACAATTACGACTCAACAGTCTCACGGCCTCGCACCAGGAACACCACTCACAGCCAATTCATCAGGTCAAACGTTCAACGGAAACTTTTTCGTTTCCAATGTGACCAGTCTCAACACGTTCAATGTGGTCACTTCAAGTACTCTAACAGTTGCTGCAGCCGGTTCTACAAATTTGTACATGAATCCATATTCGTACGCAGTTCACCGTCCTTTTGATGGCGGCGTCCTTATGACCCCGAACCAGCCTTCGTACGGTGCAGCCATCACGCGCCAGTCCAAGAAGGTGTTCCGGTACCAGTCGGGTAAAGGTCTTTTGTGGTCTTCGGGAACCCTTTTTTGTCCTAATAACGATATTGCGACCGTGAGTGTCGATGCAGCGTCCCTACCCGCCCCGGTCGGTTCGAACATCACATTAACAACATCCATATCACACGGTGTTCCTCAGCCTGGTGCGACTATCATCGTCAAGGGTATTTCAAGCGCAAATGTGAATGGAACGTACACTGTCAACTCCATCGTGGATAGTAAAACAATAAACGTACTTTCGACCGGCCAAATAAGTACTTTGACACCCGTGTTGGCCGACCAGCCCCGTTTCATCATGTCGGCCTGGCACGGCGCATCTGTGCGTGCAGGCTGTTTTGATGATCAGAACGGAATGTTTTGGGAGTATGATGGCCAGACGCTTTTTGCCGTCAAACGGTCATCGACGTTCCAAGTTTCCGGAACTGCAACTACAACTGTAAATTCTCAAGTTTTGTACGGAAGTAATGTTACAACCGTAACTCTGACAGCAACGGCTCCTGTTGTTACGGTGAGTCCAGGTGACACGTCTATGACGATAACAGCCACGGGTCACCCCGTCAAGGCGAACATGTACACGACGGCGCTGAATGGATTTGAAAGGCTCGGTGTGTGCTGGGTCATTTCCACGACACCGGGATCTGTCGTTGTGGGGTTTTCACCTGCTACGGCGAGTATCGGTGGTACACCAGGAGCAACGACGTTTGTTTTGCCAAATACGAGGTTCCAGGACCAACTACGTGTGAATGATAAGATTACCATCAAGGGTATGACGCACCAAGTCACCTCTATACAGAGTCAGGGCGTTCTGACGTTCAATCCACCGTACCGAGGGGCGGCGAACGTTCCGGTGAACGCCCCAGCGACCGTGTGTCGCATCAAGGAGATTCGCACGCCCCAGAGTCAGTTCAACCGGGACACTATTGACGGAAACGGCGCGTCCGGGTTCAAGGTGGATCTGACAAAGATGCAAATGACCGGTCTTCAGTACACGTGGTACGGCGCGGGTTTCATAGACTTTATGATGCGCGGGGCGGACGGCAACTGGGTCTATGCTCACCGAATCCGGAACAATAACGTCAATGATGAGTCTTATATGCGTACGGGCAACATGCCTGTTCGGTACGAGCTTGTGAACGAGTGTCAGCCGGCTGTGGGTACGCTCGCGTCAGCCATAACAGCCGCTCAGACGACCATCACAATCAACGAGTTGACGACATATTTCCCACCGTCCGGAACGCTCCAAATTGATCAGGAGCTTATAAGCTACTCTTCCAAGACGGCAAACACGTTCACTGTGGTGGCCCGTGGGACTTCGCTCAATTATAACGTCAATGACGTTCCCCGTGTTTTTACGGGTCAGAATGCCTCCACACACTTGGCGGGAACAACCGTGACCCTCGTGAGTGTCACATGCACCCCGAGCCTGACGCACTGGGGCTCGGCCTTTTTGATGGATGGAAACTTTGACGGCGATCGTGGGTACTTTTTCAATTATGCGAACACAAATATAACTATTGCGAATAGTGGTGCAACCGTACCTGCATTTGCTGTTCGATTGGCCCCTTCAGTTTCAAACGGAGTCATCGGAGATATAGGGTCTCGGGACCTGTTGAACCGCGCACAAATGCTTTTGCAAAAGCTCGAGGTGACGAGCGCAAATACGGTTACGGCCATAGGGTACTTGAACGCATCTAATGTCACATTTAATACATCATCGTGGATCTCTGTAAATTCACAGGGTGGTCAGCCAAGCTTTGCACAGATTTATCCTGGAAATTTGATTACGACAACTCCTCAACCGGGTGAGCGTATTTTCCAGACAATCGTTCAGGGAAATAACCAAAACAACTTGGACCTTTCGGCCCTCAAAGAAATGACGAATGCCGTCATAGGTGGAAACCAACCGTTCCCAGACGGACCCGATGTGCTTACAATTTTGATCCAAAATAACAGTCCAGGAATAAGTGGGCCCATACAAGTCAACCTGTTCTGGGGAGAGGCACAGGCCTAAGAGGCCAAGGGCGAGATCCCCCGGCCCCTAAAAACTCTCACGGAAGAGTAGATGGACTACGTCGTCTATGTAGATTCTAACAATAGAAACCAGAATTTGTTTCCAAATTCAAACTCATATACTCTGTATTTGTCGACCCCGATTCATAACATTTCAAAAGTCGAGGTCCTTTCGGCCATGTTGCCGAACGTGTTTAGTTCTCAGTATATGACTTTGGATATCCAAGAGCTTCGATCGACCCAAACGCTCGTTGCCTCGGCACTTGGCACGACGGGAAAAGCCATGACTGTACCCGACTCGAATGCCTTTTCAGGGGCTTTTGCCTTTGTTCCCATCAAGGCGGCAACCTCTCTTGCATCAAACGCTTCGACCTTTTCAAACACGAGTTTCACTTATAATAACGAATTTTACTCTCAAAATTACAAAATTGCCACAGAGTACCCTTCACGCATCGATAGTATAGACCGTTTGACCATCTCGTGGAGAAATGCCGGAAACGGGTCTTTGTTTTATGACAATGTTCTGGGTAGAGATCTCGGACGAAACATGTTCTTGCTTCGTTTTGAAACTATACCAGTTCCCGAAGAACCTGAACGACCTGCAAGTCTTCCGGAGCCCGTCCCCTGGGACTCAGGTGAAAAGACCAAAATGTACATCATATTTGCAGTTGCTCTTCTCGGCCTTTTGCTTGTTATATTTGCCCGCAGACCTTCAAAATAAATAGTTGAGTGTAGTAGATATGTGCGATTGCATAACCAATGGATCTTACGGGTACTCCGTAAGCTCCAGTGGAGGTGGAAGTGTCGTCATAAATAATTGCCAGCCGGCAATTCCCCCTATGATTTATATTTCAAACGGAAATGCACTCAACACCTTTTATGGTCTCTCTGCGTCAAACTTGTACAGTGTAAACTCATACACTAGTAATTTGTACGTATCTGGAACTATATTTGGTAACGCTGTAATAGTGTACTCAAATGTTCAATACATAAATGCAGGTTCCATAGTTTCGAATTCTTATTTTGGTGACGCCTCTGGCCTTTCGAACATCAACGCTTCAAACCTTGTAGGGTCAGCAAGCTTCACAAACCTTTACGTTGCAAACTCAGTAACAACAACCAACGTATTTTTTCAGAACGCAATTTTGAGTACAAATTTACCAGTGTTTAACACGGCTCAGGGGGTGTGGGGTTCAGGTTCCAATGTGTCACAAGTGACTATAGACCAGTACGGTCGCGTATCAAGCGCGGCGAACATAGCCATCACATCATCCCAGTGGACTACAATACATGCGAATGTGGCCTACGGAAACGGCGTATCAATAGGAACTTTGAGCGACCCACCTGTAGGCTCGAATCTCTATGTCCTTGGTACGGCAAACATAACCACATTGAACGTGTCAACTCTTTTCGCCAACTCTGCGACAGTTTTTGGCCCCCAAACACTGAATGTTCTGGGCACGTCCAACCTCAATACCGTAATTGCAAATGCACACTACGGGAACGCGTCTGGGTTGTCAAACCTTAACGCCTCGAACCTGGCTTCAGGTCTTGTGAACAGCTCACTCATTTACGGGAACACTTTGAGTAACATCCAAGTGTCGAACATTTCGGGCTACGTCACAGGGAACGCGCTCAGCAACCTGAACGCTTCAAACCTAGCGTTCGGTCTTGTGAACAGTGCACTCATTTACGGAAACACTTTGAGCAACGTTCAGTTTTCAAACATCGGTGGCTTTTCATCAAATACTTTAAGCAACCTGAACGCTTCAAACCTAGCGTTCGGTCTTGTGAACAGTGCACTCATTTACGGAAACACTCTGAGTAATATTCAGAGCTCGAACATCACAGCAAACAGCCTGAGTAACCTGAATGCTTCAAATCTGGCCTTTGGTATCGTGAATAGCGCTTTTATTCAGGGAAACGCTGTGAGTAATCTTAATGCCTCAAACTTGGCTTTCGGACTCGTGAACAGTACTTTGATTCAGGGAAACACTATCAGTAACATTCAAGTGTCGAACATTTCGGGCTACGTCACAGGGAACGCGTTCAGCAACCTGAACGCTTCAAACTTGGCTTTCGGACTCGTGAACAGTGCTCTCATTTACGGAAACGCCCTCTCGAACATTATTGGTTCAAACGTCACCGGAAACGTTGCAAACGCAAATGTAGCCCTCGTGGTCTCCCAAGCTTCGCAACCGAACATCACATCGGTGGGAACTCTCACAAGTCTAACAGTTTCGGGAACTGTCTCTGCGGGGACGTTTTCAGGTTCGGGCTCGGGTCTGACGGGCGTTCCAGGCTCGAGTATTACGGGGACTGTACAGAGTGCCGTCGTGGCACAAGTCGTTTCACAGGCGGCCCAACCCAACATCACATCCGTAGGAACGCTCACGAGTCTCTCTGTAGTGGGAACGGTTGCCGCCGGAACTTTTTCAGGGTCAGGGGCGAGCATTACAGATATCCCCGCGGCTTCTATAGTGGGGACGGTGGGAACTGCCCAGTCCGTCGTGACTGCGGCTCAACCCAACATAACCTCGGTGGGTACGCTCACAAGTCTCAACGTCAAGGGTTTACTCGTGGCCTCAAACGGGTCTGCTATTTCAAATATAAATGCAAGTAACTTGAGTCTAGGGACTCTTTCAACGGGCGTGTTTCCAACAAGTGGAGTCACTTCTGGTATCTACGGATCCGGGTCAAACGTTCCTCAAGTAACTGTCGATCAGTATGGTCGTGTAACGGTGGCATCAAATGTTGGTTTCGTTGCTTCTCAGTGGACGACTGTGAACGCAAATGTCGCCTATGGAAACGGAGTGTCTATCGGGACTCTAAGTAATCCTCCGGTCGGTTCGAATCTCTACGTCCTCGGAACAGCCACTTTTACAAATGTGGTTGGAAATGGATCATCAATTTCATCTCTAAATTCATCAAACCTCGTGGGGAACGTGGCGAACGCCGACGTGGCTCTCGTGGTTTCACAGGCTTCACAACCCAATATCACGAGTGTTGGTACTCTGACCAACCTGGTAGTTGCCAACAGTCTGACAACCACAAACGTATTTTTGGCTGGAAATTTGACCGTCCAAGGAACATCGAACTTTTCTAACATAACATCGGCTAACTCTTTATCGGGTAATGGGTACTACACCGGTACTCTAGGTATAGGAGCATCCGGGGCAACACTCAGTGTTCTTGGAAATGTGTACGCATCGAACGCTATTCAGACACAGAATGTTTTTACAACAAATGCAACCGTGGGAACCATGTACACATCTACCGCAAACAGCGGTCTGAACTCTTTTAATCTTACTGTGGTGCCGTACACGTGGATTTATGGAACAGATGGAGCACTTACTCTTCCACCTGCCGTGACCGGCAAAGGTGTTATACAAACAGGAGCTGTTCCTATTAATCTCAATATTGGAGCCCAAGTATGGGCGTTCAATCCTTCGGGGGCAGCGACGTTCCCCGGAACCATCACCGCGGACGGCGGGCTTCTTTCAAACATTAATTCGAACGTTATTAACCAGCCTTTTGTGAACCTTGTTGTCTCGAACTCTCTTACAACCACTAACGTTGTGTCAACTCGTGCAAATGTCACAACCCTGAACGTCATCTCGGTCTCCAACCTCTCCTCACTGACTACAAACCTCACGGCTACGACCGCCAACGTAGGAACCCTGAACGTCATTTCGGTCGCGAACCTCTCCTCACTGACTACAAACCTCACGGCTACGACCGCTAACGTAGGGACCCTGAACGTCATTTCGGTCGCGAACCTCTCCTCACTGTCTACAAACCTCACAGCCACGACCGCCAATGTGAATACCCTGAACGTTCTCTCAATTTCAAACTTGAGTTCCTTGACCACCAACCTGGTGGCTTCTGTAGCCAACGTGAGTACCCTGAACGTTCTCTCAATTTCAAACTTGAGTTCCTTGACCACCAACCTGGTGGCTTCTGTAGCCAACGTGAGTACCCTGAATGTAAGTTCAGAATTTGTAACCTTTTTGACTGCTGGTAATATCTACTCGGCAAACTCCCTGGTAACCACCAATGTGGTGGCGAACAGGGCAAACGTCACGACCCTCAATGTCAACTCTCTCGTGGCGACCACCGCCAACGTTACAACTCTGTATGTGAACACCGAAACCGTCACCTCCCTCACGAGCCTCAACGTGTATGCAAACACGTTGTACACGACCTCTATATCAAACACAAACGCACTGAACCTCTCTGTGGGACCGTATTCATGGATTTATGGAACAGATGGT